GGCCTCGAGTGCGAGACGTTCCCGATCTGGCGGGACGGGATCGCGATCCCGCCGCCGGAGGGGTTCAAGTGGCCCAGCTGCTACGTGCGGCTGAAGGCGTTTGCGGAGGAGGCGCGCGCGTGGTTTGGCGATCGGTACGTGAGCCTCGATCTGGACACTGTGATCACGGGCGATCTCACGCCGCTGTTTGAGCGGCCGGAGGAGTTCGTGATCTGGAACGAAACGGACTGGCCAGAGACGCAGCACTACAACGCCTCGATCTGGCTGCATACGCCCGGCACGCGCACGCAGGTGTGGGAGACGTTCGATCCGAAACGATCGCCGCGGGAGGCGTATAAGGCGGGCGGCCGCGGCGGCGATCAGGCCTGGATCAGTTACGTGCTCGGGCCCGGTGAGGCCGTATTCACGCCGGAGCAAGGCGTGCTCAGTTACCGGCGCCACATTGTGCCGCACGGCGGCGCGCTCCCGGCGCACGCGCGGATCGTGAATTTCCACGGGCCCGTGGATCCGTGGAGCCCGGCCGCCCAGGCGCTGCCGTGGGTCCAGGAACACTACGGCGTGATCGAGGCCCGCGGCGCCGCGGCGCTCCCGCCCAGGCCGCCGGAGGCGGCGCACCGATGAGGATCCGGAACGCGCGCGGCGGCGTGGCCGCAGGCGCCCGTGATCGCTGGGTGACGATCCAGACGCGGCCGGAGAGCGTGAGTGTGTCCGGCTTCCCGATCGATGGCCCGTGGACGGATCTGGTGACGGTCGCGATGAGCCGGGAGGATGTGGAAACGGCGGAGCGTGAACGCGGCGCGCAGGAGCAGGCCGTCACGTTCTGCCAATGGGCGATGCCGTACATGCCGGAGATGGATCCGGAGCAGGTGGACGTGCAGAAGTTCCGGCGCCTGCTGTACGCCGGGCGGGTGTACGACGTGATCGGCGCCGTGCCGATCGGGCGCGCGGAGAGCCTCGCGATCCTCACGGAGAGTTACGGCAAGATCCCCACGGAGGCCGCGCCGTGACGCTGGGCCTCAGCGTGACGGGCGGGGAGGCGCTGGCCAAGCAGCTCCGGAAGCTGGCGGTGAGCGTGCGGAAAAAGGCGCTCCTCGGCGTGCTGAAAACCGCGGCCGTGCCGATCCAGGGGCGCGCCGCGGAGCTGGCGCCGCTCGATCCGGTGGGCGAAGTGCATCTGAAGGAATCGATCGCGGTGAGCGTGGCGAATCAGATCGGCACGCAGGCGGGCGGCCAGTGGGCGGCCTCCGATGAGTTCCAGGCCGCGGTGGCGATCGGGCCCACGCGCAAAGCGTTCTACGGGCTGTACCTCGAATACGGCACCGTCAAGATGGGCGCGAAACCGTTTCTGCGCCCGGCGTTTGACTACGGCACCGATCGCACGCTCACGCTGATTCGCGAAGGCCTCTGGGAACTGCTCGAGGCGGCGAACACGGGATCGGGCGTCTTTGAGCGGGAGGCGGCGCCATGAGGGCATCCACGCCGGTGATCGTGGATCCGCCGTGGCCCAGGCTCCCGGCGAGCCTCCCCGTGATCGTCGCGATCCGCGATCGGCTGCTCACGATCGCGGCCGTGGTGGGCTGGGTGGATCAGCGGGTGTATACGCTCGAGTTCCCTCAGAGCCTCACGGCGCCCGCGATCCGGCTCCAGGAGATCGATCGGATCTCGGAGATGCACCTGCGCGGGGATGTCGGGATCCGGCGCGCGCGGATCCAGGTGGATGCGGTGGAGAGCGCGGCGCACGCCGATCCCTATGAGAACGCGCACGCGATCGCGGCCGCCGTGCGTGGGGATCTCACCTCCGGCGCCGCCTCCGGGCTCGTGGGCTATCGCGGCGATCTCTCCGGCGTGCCGATCGCGGGCATTCTCGCGGGCGATCAGCGGGAAATGTACGATGCGCCCACCCAACTGGTGCGGGTGGAGCAGGAGTTTCTGGTGTGGTTTCACGTGTAGCAGAGGAGAGAACCGATGGCTGATGTCACAGATACCTACTATCCCGGCGAAGCCTTCACGGGCTACGGCGCCCAGCTCATGGTGGGCCAGGGGGGCGCCTCGCCGGAAACCTTCGTGGCGATCGCGGACGTGGAGACGATCACGCCCGGCGAGATGTCCACCAATGTGATCGAGAAAACGCACCTCCGATCGCCGGAAGCCCACCGCGAAAAACTCGCAGGCCTGCGGGATTCGGGCGCGTTCGCGCTGGCGGGCAACTGGCGGCCGACACACGGCAGCCATAACAACCTGGGCGGCGATGGCTTCACGAACGGCGGCCTGATCGCGCTCTGGCGCAAACGGACAGAAGCGAATTTCAAGATCGTGCTCCCGGATGGATCGCCCGGCACGGAGTGGCCGTTCCGCGGCGTCGTAACGAAGTTTCAACCGGGTGAGATCGCGGGCGATGCGAAAGTGCCGTTCACCGCGGAGATCACGCCGCTGGGCGATTTCTCCGCCGATCTGCCGTAGCGAGGCCCGATGGCGAATTCTCAAAAGGGCGAGCTGGATATCGACGTGAACGGCACGCGGTACCGGCTCGCTCTGGATCTCAATGCGTTGTGCGAGTTTCAGGAACTGGTCTATCCGAACGATCCAGAGTTCGATATGGGCGAGACGATCGCGCGGATCGGCAAGGGGAATTTCGTGCTGTCCCGCGCGCTCTTTTGGGCCACGCTCCGGCGCCATCATCCGGCGGTGACACTCCGGGATGTCTCCGATCTCGTCTCGGGGTTTGGGTACAAGCCGTGGATGGATCTGCTGCCGCGGCTCCTGGATTTCATGCAGCCCGATAAAGTCGATCGCGGCGTGCTGAAGGCGGCGCCGGAGGTAAACCCTCCCGGCGCTCAGGTCGATGGGATTGGCGCGCGCTCTACGTCCAAGCGCGTGAGATCGGCCTGAGCCGGGAAGAATTTTGGGCGCTCTCCGCGCGAACTGTACCGGGAGTTCGCGGCCGCCAGCGCCCGGCGGCGGGATCAGGCGAACCGCGATGCCCGGCTGGCGTGGCTGGGTGTGGCGATCTGGGCGCGCGCGCAAACGAAACACCGGATGCCGCCGCTGGCGGATTATCTGGTGACGCGCGATCCGCCGGTGCCTGACTCACCGCAGACAAAGATCGCGAAATTGCGATCGGCGCTCGAGGTATTGAGCGCGCAAACCGGGATCCCGCTCCGCCGCGCGCAGAAGGTAGCGAGCACCAATGGCCAATAGTGCAGTTGTCGGGCTCCTCCGCGCGCTCCTGGTCGCGGATACCGCGGAATTCGACGCCGCTATGAAGCGATCGGAGGATTCCGCCAAAGCCTGGTCGAAAAGCCTCAAGAAGATGGGCGGGGAGGCGCAGGCGGTGGGGCAAACGCTCACCGCGGGCCTCACGCTGCCGCTGGTCGGGCTGGCGGCGGGCGCCTCGAAGCTGGCGATCGATTTCGAGAGTTCGTTCGCGGGCGTTCGTAAAACCGTCGATGCCACCGGGCCGGAGCTAGACGCGCTCTCCGCGCAATTCCGCACGCTCGCGAAAACGATCCCCGTCTCCGTCAATGAGATCAACAAACTCGGAGAGACGGCCGGGTCGCTCGGTGTCCCGACGAAGGCGATCGCCGGGTTTGTGGAGGTGATGGCGGGCCTGGGCGTGGCCACGAATCTCACGGCCGACGAAGCCGCGAATGCGATCGCGCGCATTCAAACGATCTTCGGCGCCGCCGGGAAGGACACCGATCGGTTCGCCGCCACGCTGGTGGGCCTGGGCAATGCGGGCGCCTCCACGGAAAAAGAAATCGTGGACATGGCGCAGCGGATCTCCGGCGCGGGCCACGCGATCGGATTAACGCAAGCGCAGGTGCTCTCTTTGTCGTCTGCGATGGCGGGCCTGGGGATCAACGCGGAGGCGGGCGGATCGTCGATGTCCCGCATCCTCACGAAGATGAATCAGGCCGTAGCCGCGGGCGGGGAGGAGCTGGCGAAGTGGGCGAAGGCCGCCAAACAATCGAGCGCGGATTTTCAGGCCGCCTTCGAGAAAGGCCCGGCCGAAGCGCTCACGCTGGTGGTGGAAGGGCTGGCCACC